CTGATTCTACTGGCATTTTTCGCATATCGACCCAAGGTTGGTCATACATTTCATCGTCCAAACGACCATAGCCAAGCGCTTCACGCTTCTCATTAAACGTCAGCTCATCTATCCTCGCTAACCTTTCCGCTACCTTGTCCATATCCTCGGCTAACGCAGGGATGACTGATGTGTCATAGTCAATGTAATAATTAACCCCATCTCTCTTCGAGTAGGCAGGTACTAACCAGCGATTTAACTCATACTTCAAATGGTCGAGCATCGGGAGAACCGTTTCGTAATACAAGGCTCTACGGGATTCCTTCTTGTTGCTGTTGGTTTTATTGTCGGGATCGTTTAATAACTCCGAAGAGATTCCGTAGATATTGCACAGATCTCTCAACGACATCTTTTGACTTTCAATGATGTTGAGATCAACCGGTGAGATACCAAATTGTATCCACTTCCATTTGTTCGCCGCCAACAGCATTCGCTTGTAGTTGTTCGGACTCTCCACCCTCGCTTTCATATCCCTCTGTAACTGCCCGTACTGTTCAGGTGTGATGTATTCATCCTCTAAACTCAACATCCCTTCTGCGCCCATATTTTGAAGCGCCCTCTGATTGGCTGTGAAGGTATCGTTGCTTTGGGTGACCACAGATCGTGCTGCCCTCAATGGACTCATCCCGTATAAGTGACTGCCGGGACTTTTGTAGTCCGGATTCCAGTATTTCATATGCATCACTGTTTCGTAGTCTAACGTGATGTTGTAGGAATAGCCCCTCACTTTATAACCCTTAATAGGAGATTCTAACCCGCCACTGGATACAATTTCCGTGATGTGGGCTGGCATCACATACAACTCCTGATAGACGGAATCCGCTTCTACTCCGTGAATGTACGTATCGCCAGTTGCCAACATAAAACCGAGCATATTCTCGATGAACTCGCTCTGTCCCTGCTCGGGATTCGGTCGTTGTAACACTTTGGCAAGATCACTATCAGGGATCTCATCTAACGCTTTCCTTCGGAGAACTTCTTTCTTAATGGGTAGTTCCGCTTTGGTTCTGCGATACTCACTTAACTTTTTCTCATCGGTGACTTCATACACCACCCAAGGAACGACCGCTGCGCTTCGTGTGATCGTGTTAATAATAGCATACACATTCGGGTTGTTCTCGTACCCATCACGAATGAACGACTCTTTATCGTCTTTTAAGACAAACGGAACACCAGCAGTTGTTGGTCTGTAAAGAACTTGGTTGAGTTGGTTTTGTGATAACTGCTTGGCAAGAAAGTTTGCGATCCGTTGTTTCATATTAAAGCGCCAATAAATGATTTCTCGTGTCTTGTCTTGTACGATACTCCGTACCGCATAGCATCAATAGCGTGATTAAATGTGTCAATGGGTTTATTGAGTAGATTACCATTGCGATCCTTTGCCCAAATATACGAATTTAATTCCTTCGCTATATTTTCACCCTCGACTATCAACTTGTAGCGTTTGAGAATATCAATACCTTGATTGATGGAATCCTTGCCCTTGATCGCTCCCCTGATGTGCCATCCCATCCTGTTGATTTCCTCGATGCTTTTGGGTTCGGCTGAATCGGCTATGATTAGTTCGTTCCTGTCGATACCTATTCGCTCCATCTCTTTGCTGATGTCTTGGTTGGTTAGCCCGGGTCGGTAGATATGCTCCCTGACGTGCAGATTCCCCCCGTGAAGGCAGATCTCGACCAAGGCAGTAGGATCATTCGTATAGCCGAAGTCAAGCCCGTACACACGCCATTTGTATTCAGTAGGGAATCGACCTCTTTCCCAGTTCGGGAGAACCAATCCTTCTAATCGCCCGACTTTCCCTAAGCCATATACATCCCACCGATATTTGTCAGCTGTACCTCTTTCGATGTTCTCTTTGGTAGGCTCGTAGGATAAGATCCTATCCCTGACTGATGGGCTGATGAATGCGTTGTCCCGGAAGGATGTGATAACCCAGTGCGCTTCTTGTAACTTCTTGTGCGCCCAGAATTCAGCCGATGGGTTGAAGTCAATAATGACTTGTTTCGTTGTTCGAATCCGTAACTGCTCGAACACCTCATACGAAACACCATTGGCTTCGTTTACAAACAGTCGTTGGCGTTTACCACTCTTTGCATCCTGTTCATCCGAGTACGAGTTGAACTCAACCAAAGATCCATTGACACACCGGAAGGATCGGTTCGACTTGTTATGTAGTTCAGCTGGATACCAATCTCGAAGTGCTTCGCTATCGTCTAAGATGTTTTGAGCGTCTCTATAAGCCCCTACTTTCAGGTTCGGGATATCCTGACCCACTACGGTGATGATTTCATTCGGGTTGGCAGCGCCTACACTGAAAAGGTATTGAAGGATGCCATACGTTTTGCCCGATGACGAACCGCCCTGGTGGACGACAAGATCGTACTTCCGCAAAGGCTCAAAGACCTTTTTATTCACCTTCAACATAGACAATCTCTAAGCGCTCGAATCTGCCCCCATCGTTTTGGTGGTTGACGGTTTTTTTGGGTTGTCCGTATCGGTAGGCTAACCACGTCTTGATGGCTTGGACATCTCCCTCTTGTACTAACTTGGCAAGGTTCTCCCACGCTTTATCAGGGATCATCGCCCTGTCCATAGCCTCAATGATCTTGATCTCATCGGCTTTTGGTGGTCGACCGCCCTTATTACCTATTGTACCTCTGTTGTTTATTCGTCCGTCCATAATCAGTAGCAATCAGTTATCTGATGCTCAAAGATACAAAAAAAGGTCGATACCTTCCGATACCGACCCTTTAACCAAACAAATTGTTTTACCTGCCGACTGTCAGATCTTCAATACTGCCACCGTGATACATCAGATCCACGAAGAACTCCATATCGTTGTCGTTGTCGCATCTGTACACTTCGTTGCCTTTTAATCGGAAGGAGATCTCATTGAAAAGCATGATGTAAAGCGATGCTGTGTATTTGAGTTCCATCATCTTGTAGAATTTTTGCCTGTCCATAGGTATCTCCGTTATTTGTAAGTGACTTTTGTGTTTTCGCCATAAGTGTATGACTTGGTGCGGATTGCATCTCCGTATTCCTTAACAAGCGCCTGTTCTTCTCTACTGCTTTTGAAACTACGCTGACCTGTGACCTTGACTCGCCACTTGCCATTCTTTTGCTGAATACGCTCGATGTTTTCAACTGTGATGTGATGCGCCCAATTTTTAACTGTGTCGCCGATCTGTATGTCTTTTGCTAATTTTACCATCTTGTATCTCCGTTGGTTAATGTTGTTGAACCAAAGATAACACTCTCACAATCAAATGCAAAAATTATTTTTCATATAGGGCAAAAAAAACAGGGATCGGTCAAAATCCCTGCTGTCGGAGATAGTCATTGGGAAGTTTCTTCATCATCTTTGAAGATCGCCCACAATCCGGTAAGCGCTCCAAAGACTGCGATAATACCTTCGACAATCGTGTAGAGATGTTCACTCAATAGTTCAGGGTTCACTTGGATGCCGAGTAGCCCCAATATCGTTACGATAAGTGCGATACCTGCTTTCGTTGATGTCTGATTCGTTTTGATTTTCATAAATGATCGGATTAGGATGAATGTTGCTCTTGGGTGTTTTTTAACGAACGTGAAGGCTTTCTTTGTATAGCCCCAAATTTGCTTTCTCCGAGCCTTAAAACGTACTCGGAAGGGGAATGTGTGCTTCTCATACTTGACAGGCTTAAAACCGAAATCGGTTTCTTTGTGCAACCGTTCCGGCTCGATTAACCTTTCAGGTTCAATGGTCAAGCGTTCGATCTTCTTCTTTGCGTCTGACATCCCTGATTTTATAAATCGTGTAAACTAAGGTTGATATAAGAACGCCCATCTTGACAAAATATTCAAAGGCTTCGCTGATATTCATTACAGTTACAAGGTCAACCTGTGCGAAAAATACTGCCCCGAAACCTGCTCCTAAGACCTTCGCCAGGTCTATTATATCAACGAATGTCATATTTACTTGCTTAGCGTTCATCTTTACCGAAAGATACGAATTTTCAGTAACTGCCTTTCAAACGCTGATAGGCTTTATACAACTTCCGACCCCGTGATAGTCCGTCATATCTGCGGATTTTCAGGAATGTAGACAGGCTGATATCCGCTATGTGACACACTTCAAGATGTTTTAGGTTCTTCTGTTTTTGCAATGCAAGGATCTCATCTACTACTTCACGATGCCACGCTTCGTAATCCTCAC